ACAGTATTTAAACATACCCCAATAGCAGCGCTCATATAACTGGGTGGCCGGAAGATTCGGTACGGATGTCAATGCACTACAGCCATAAAACATATCGTAGTAACAGGAACTTTCCAACTGGGTGGCTGGTAAGGCAGGAGGTGTAACCAAATTATTACAATCACGAAACATATTGGCATAACAGTAACGAGCCATCTTTGTTGCCGGAAGCAATGGAGCTGATGTCAGGGAACGGCAATAGTTAAACATATCACGGTAACAGTTCTCTGCCAATCCGGTGGCTGGAAGAACAAAGTTCTCATCTATATCCAAACCGGTACACTGATAGAACAAACCTTCAAACTCACCCTTACGGAGGTTGTTAGCACTGGCATAATCCACATAGTGTAATGAACGTGGATCACCAGATACGGTAAATTCAGGTTCACCTCCACCAAGTATCTTAAATCCACTACCGGCAGGCATTGTCTTGGTACAATGGAGATACAAGGTATCACCAGTATCCAAAGTCACCACAGTCTGTGAATTGACTTCCACCCAGTTGACATTATCCACGGAGTAGGACTGACCAGGGATTAAATAGAGTGCCATCGAGCCACCATCCACGGTAACACAGAAAGGGTTTCCACCGACAGGTGTAGGCGGTTCGTAGTTATCGAGAATCTCCTTATATTCTGAAGTGAAATTTCGGTCAGTATGTACATAGTCGGGATCCATCACATAACCTTGCTGTGCGATGATCTCCAATACGGCATTTTCGATCTCCTGTATCTGCTCGTCATTAATCATAGCACGACAAACTACCTGCCACTGATTGGATTCATCGGATGGAGTATCTGTAGGATTATCAATTAAGGACACCCAGGTTGCTCCATCGGCATACACCATATCGAGCACCTCGTATCCATCTTCTATCTCCGGATTGTAAACACCACGGAAAAGTGGAACTACACGTCCTAAATCTTTAACTTTCATATTCCTATATATTTATTTCATTATCTTTAAATGATATCCTTTATAGTTATCTCTACCATTCTTTCTATGAATAACATTACTGACTAAAGTAACGGAACAACCAAATTTCATAGCTAATGATGACATTGAAGAAAATATCTCACCAGTCTCAACTATCATAACTTTTTTCCTGCTCCCATAACTTAACCCATGATCATAAGCGTGTTTTATATTTTGTGAATGACTACACCACTCAAGATTCTCTACTGAGTTATTCATCTTATTACCATCTATATGATTAACCTCCTTGTAGTTATTTGGATTTGGTATGAAATGGGTGGCTACCAATTTATGGATACTGAATGATTTTGCATGGTTAGTTCCATCATACAAAAAATAGTATAGATAACCACAGGATCGTGAGGGCTTCATTATTCCACCTTTAATGATATGGATGGAACCATCACGGTACACCTCTTTTCTTTCAAGTGAACGTACTTCACCTTTTTCATTTACTTGGTAACGTCCTTCATAACCTTTAATATCAATCCATCCATTCATATAGGATATCTTTTTTCTAATATATCAATTGAGATGCCCTATTTGAATAACCAACTCCTCATAATATGAAGTAAAATTGTTTTCTGTTCTTACATAATCATCATCCTTCACGAATCCGGCCAGATCTTCAACGTTCTCCTTTACAATTCCAACTATCAAAGCGATAGCCTCCGGAGATACGTGACCAATGGATGAAGGAGCCCAATACTTATCATTAGTACCAGGAACCACATTCTCCACAGATTCAAGAGCAACCCAACTATTACCATTGAGTTCCACCACATCCAAAGCCTCGTATTGAGTATCCTCCTCATACTGACCTCGATATACAGGTGCTACTCTACCTAATTTTCTGCTCATTGTTTTTTATGTTTCTTTTATTAATAATACTGTTTAGATAGTCGAATTTCAAACTATACCGCAGGAACGGGTACCCCATCCACTATATCGGTATATCCGACAAATCGCCTGGAATAGGAACCATTACAAGTCCAGTTGTTATCAGCCAAATAGCTTGATAGTAAATTATTCGGAACCCAAATCTTATTTCCGGAGTATTTCCCGAAGAAATAGTCTGTTAGGTTACCATATGATGCGGTTATCTTTGTCGGTGTGGTCAGAATCAGGTTTGTTGGCTTATCACATATATGAGATTGAGAAATCTCCATAAAACGAGCACCAGCACTGGTAACTGATGAAGGTATTGTGATATACAATTCACTATCACCAGTGCGTGCAACCACATTAAATCCCCACCAATAGGCTACATCATTCTCAAAAGATGTGATATTATCAGGAAAACTGATTGATATAAGGTCATTTTGACCGGTAGCCTTTGATTTATTGGATTGTTCATTACTACCAAGTATAAACTTGCCAAATTCAACAGTTGTTTTATAGTTATCCAGTAACTTGATAGCTAAAGTATGGTAACCGGCCTCATAGGTAACCACCTGTGTAATATCCTGTGATTCACCATCAAGCCAAATAGAGTCTATCTTATTGGTAGATGTATAAGGACTCCAACCAGTAGCACCGCTTGTGGTAGCATAGAACTTATATTCAAACACCTTTGTTTTATCGTAAGGCAGTGGGTTGACGTACTTAAAGAACTTCATCGAACCATTGATTTTGTACCCTTGTTTGTTACCTATAATGATTTTCATATATCGCTATTTATTTATTCTTCAACCACAGTCCAACCACTTGGGATACCGGATACACCGGATGGCCAGGTTACACCAGCCTTTTTGGTGAAAGTACCTGTTTGAGATACACTATTTACCCAATCAGCTAAAGGTACGCTTGCTGATATATCGGTAGCCAAGCAGGTAATATTGTTCATCACTGTACAACCATAGAACATACATTGATAACAAAAATTAGCCAACGTGGTAGCTGGTAAAGCAGGTGCAGTGGCCAATGATGTACATCCATAGAACATGCTGTAATAACAATAATTAGCCAACGTGGTAGCTGGTAATGTAGGTGCAGTAGTCAATGCTCTACAACTATGGAACATACCTGCATAACAAAGTTCAGTCATCGTAGTAGCTGGTAGTATTAAGGTGGATGCGTCACTAATATTACTACTATTGAAAAACAAATAGGAAAAATTACTATCTGATCCGGATGGGAAAATCACCTCATTACCGGTAAAATTACTACCATAAAGAAGACTCATTATATTACCACCAACCCTATAAGATTGAGAACAATATATACAATTAGCCTCCCCGAGATTAGCACACCAACTTGAAGTATTACAACGGAGATATACTCGCCCATATGCAGGTATGGATGCTGTTATAGCAGTTTTAGATGTAGAACCCATAGTGGACCAGTTTATACCATCTCGAGACATCTCTATAGTTAATGTTGGTGCATAATCACTGATTTTATTTATACTTAATGTATTCTCACTACCACTCATATCTTCAACGTAGAAATACGGAAGAACAGTAGGTGAAGATTTCCCCCATATAACCCTACCTTGACTATCAACCACCTGCCTTACCTCCTTATTATTAATCACCCACTTCTTGGTATTTGCTACATTAAACTGTGTATTCTTCAAAGTAACCACAGTAAGGTTGTTTGGATTTGCTAGTGTAGTAACACCTTCTTTCTTATACACTATGGTTTTTGGTGACATCCGGTAGAGAATATAATCAGAGACTCTTATGTTTGTATTCTCTATAGTGATGTTTTCAAGAGAGCTACATCCTTGAAACATATAGTCATAAGGGTAACCACCTCGTATGGTGGCTTGGGTGATTACCGGGGCTTTAACTAACCCACTATTATCCTCGAACATATATTGATATATACTACCCGATAATGTAGTCGCTGGTAGGAGAAGTTGTGATGCGTCCTTGATATTGTCTCTACAGAACAACCCTCTTGAATTGGATTCCTGCGGGAACGTAGTCTCATTTCCGGTAAAATTACTACCATAAAAAAGAGACATAATATTTCCACCAATCTTCATCTCCCTAACACCAAATTGACCAGGAGCTAAATATAAATGTTTATAATTCTCGTAATAATGGTTATTAGTTGGAACCGCCTTGATGTAAATCCTATCACCCACAGATAGATTCGTCCACTCATATATAGCTCCATAAGTAGGAATATCTGTGACATTAGTCCAAGTGATATTATCATATGAGAATAACAACTCATCGAAACTCGTAGATGATTCTCCACTATACATCTGCCAGAAACATATTCTATGTTGACTACTATCTGCAGATACTACTTCTATATAAAAAGGAATCGTTTTATCCATATTCATTTCACTTTTTATTGAATATAAATTTGTTTAGTAACCACAGTATCATCCTCCATAGTAAAAGTCCAGGTTTCAATATTGGTAGAAGGAGTACCGGTTGGTCCTACATAACCTTGGGTTCCCCTGACTCCTTGAATACCTTGAATGCCCTGAATACCTTGTGGACCTTGGGCATCAGATATGATATATATAGTATCCGGATCCTTATCGGTCAAAGCATCATATTCAGCTTGGGTTAACTCAATAGAATTTGCATCGGCACCTGTTAAACCTTGAATACCCTGGTAACCTTGAATACCTTGAAGACCTTGGATACCCTGAATACCTTGCGAACCGGTTTCTCCCTTCTCTCCTTGAATACCCTGGGTTCCTTGAGTACCTTGCTCGCCCTTTTCACCTGTATCACCTTTGTCACCTTTAGAACCAGTATCTCCTTTTTCACCTGTATCACCTTTTGGACCCTGAATACCCTGAGTGCCTTGCGAGCCGATAGAACCAGTATCTCCTTTTTCACCTGTATCACCTTTTGGGCCTTGAAGACCCTGGGTTCCTTGAGTACCGGTTTCTCCTCTTTCTCCACGTTCACCATCAGCACCTTTATCACCCTTATCGCCTTTTGGACCTTGCTCACCTATCCAGCCCTGAATACCTTGTTCACCTTTATCACCTTTATCACCCTTTTCACCATCAGCACCTTTATCACCCTTGGCTCCTTGGATACCTTGGATGCCTTGAGTACCAGTACCGGTTAAACCTTGAATACCCTGGTAACCTTGAATACCGGTTTCTCCTTTTTCTCCTTGAGGGCCTTGAATACCTTGAGTACCTTGGGCTCCGATAGCAGCAGCTTCACCAGGAATACCTTGAGCACCTTGAAGACCCTGGATACCGATAGGACCTTGTGCTCCTTGAGCTGCCAGTATAGTCCAAACAGTCTCATCTGTTCCTGGTGTTACGCCTTTAACACTTTCGACAAGGCAAACCCAGGAATGACCGTTATAGTAAACGCTATCCATTTCCTCATAGCGCTCCTTGTTATTATAATCGCCTTTAAATAAAGGGCTTACACGTCCTAAATTCTTTTCCATTATTGATTTTGTTCTTTTTTATCTTCTTGTTGACTGAACATCTTTCTCATCTTGATGTTTACATAGCTATCCAAACCGAGTAAACAACCAGCAAGTAAGAATATTTCACCTACAGCACCTAATGCGGAGGGGTGTACTTCTCCTACAGGGGGTATAAATAGGCTTATGACAATTATTATGACTCCGGACATCGAAAGACCAGTTCCAAGCCAGAATCTATGTTTATCAACACCGTTCATTTTAGACACATTTATTTACCTGTCTTCATTAAAATAATAAATGACGTTCGCTGTTTATTCTAGTCAGAAAAAAAGCCGGACGAATCCGGCTGGGAAATATATGGAAGAATATGGATGTTATCCACCTATTTTCACATACTTCTTAATAGTTATCATATTACCAAGTATCTCAAACTCATACCTGAACTCTTGTAAGCACGTGGAACTATCACTTACAAAATCAGCGAGATCATTAATGTAATACTCTCCTGGAAATTGAGGTTGGAATGGTTCGGATACATCGAATATAATACGAGCCGGGACAACACTCGTTATATCGGTAATTCCCATCAGGTTATCTATCCGGAGGGAATTGATAGCGGTATCGAACAAGTAAATCATACCACTTTCAACCTTATCGAATATGTTATAGTTCTCATCTTCGGACTTACGAATCTCGATACCACCATTGGCTACACGACTCATAAAGTCGCTATAATCAGACATTTCATACATCTTGGTTGGTACCTGAATGTTGATGTTCTTATTAGTGGATTGATTCGTTGTAAAACTACCACCCGTAATATTCACACCATTGCGTTGGAATTGAATAGTACCATTACCTGGTTCACTCATATTCTGTAGTGTATTCATCGTATTGGATTTGAATTCTGCGTATCCGGAATCCACCACCACACCTTCGTTCATCACCTGTTGAACCACCTCTGCCAACTGTTGTGGTGTAAGTTGTGTAATAGTATCACCTTTAGCAGCCAACATCTGCCAATATGTGGTATTAGTAGGAAGCTTATTAGATGTACCATCCTGTTTGCTTATATAACTGGAACCAAGGTAAAACACGATATCTAAAGTGTCATAAGTGGCGGCTCCGTTGTATTCACCCCTGATTTTAGGGATTATCTTTCCAAGATCAATTACCATATCATTAACTGTTTATTTATCCATTAATTGGTTGTATCGAATTGATTCGACCACTGTTGTTTATAGGTGCATCAATCTTCAATCTATCATTTTCAATATATACTTGAATATCAGAATCCAACTCATCCGGTATGGAAACCAGCATATTACAATCCTCGAATACTGGTTGGAATGTAAGACCTGATACTTCCGGTGTTTGGGATGAAATAGTCCAATGCCCTGTGGATTGATTTCTTGTAAGAGAGCAGGTGAACCCATCTATTATCCTATTATTGGAGGATACAAGTTCGCTTGGTTCTCTCCACAGGAGGAAGTCGGAATTGATAATATCACCTCTACGTCTTTGATTACGGGTGCGATTAGCTCGGATAACTACTGGAGTGACCTCATTTATAGCTATCTCCCTGATATTCATATTCACGTTTTCATACTCATAATCAATTTCAAAACTGGTAGGAATGAATCGCTTATCACCCATTTGAGTGGGCCAACGGAGTTTCGATATAGGTGTCAATTCACCTCTTTTGTAGTCATCAGATAGAATAATGTTAGGTTTCTTATATTGAGCCATAATACTCTCCACAACACCTTGTTCCGGTAAGGATGAATGTGAAGTTGCAATGTTACTCACACGGTCGATTACATTGTATCCATCGGTAGCATTACCACCAACAACCATAGAATAACGTAATCCTTTATTGGCATCACTGGAAACCATAATATCAACGTTATTGTTCTCATTGATGACTGTTTCATCGAAACTGGATTTGTATTCAGTGTCGGTTTCGCCGGAATCACCACGTTTACGAGCTGTGACATATTCCTGTGTGTATACCTTTACATCGAAGTTGGTTAATGTAGCACAAGAACAAAGAGTACTACTTACCCCGATAGGACGAGAGAACCAGATTTCTATATCCATTGGTTTTACCTCTTCATCGCTATCGAATGGTAACGGAACAATCATCTCGCTCTCGAAGTTCCTAAATGTATGTTCAAAACGAAGTGGATTATTGAATGCGAGTACATCACTACTTTGTTGATCACCCAACTCCACGAACACTTTACATTCGCATTCAGTACTGCTCCAATGGAATCCGGAAGAATTTTGGTACAGATACTTATCATTACAGCGTATCTTCATAGGAATGAATCCGGCATTGGAAGCTATTTTAGCTTCTCGTATACTGGAATTAGCAGTCTCTTCTGTCTGTTGTGGGATCTGTTGTAATAGGTTTACCATAGCGGAAGAGTAGAAAGTCCAATCACCAGTAAGAGACATACACATACCTCTCTTGGCGACGAATGGTTTTGTACGTACTCTCATCATCGTCTGCCAGTACTTAAACCTACGGTTGCCTCCACGATAGTTACCATAGTTACCATAATCACTACGAGGACTAAATCCTCCCGGTGTGTTGAAGTATATTTTTCTGGATGGATTGTATGGATGCATCAAACATTCAGCTTCTGTCTTATCAGTACCGATTTGGAATCCACCATCATCCAGGATACAAGCGAACGGAGTACGAAGTAATGTTTGTCCGAAAGTAAACCAAGTAGGGTTCTCTCTTTGTGGTTGACCCCACCCAGGACCTGAACTACTTGGTTCATAATAGTATAACTCAACATCTTCACCGTGAATGTAGTTCTCCTTATGAGGCCAGAAGCATTCGTGTTCCCAGTACCAGTACATTTTTTGATTACCGGACTTGAAATAGAAGTCATTACTTAATTGTATTCCTTCACCAACACCGGTAATATTATGATCATCACTGAAATCCGGAATGAGGTTATCTACCGGAAATTCACTGACTGTTAATTTAGTGGAGTTATATACCTCATCAGTAGATATTTGCATTGATGGTCCATTGAAGTCATCACCGGTAATATCATATCCTAATGTAAGGTATGTGTTATTCGTTTCCTGATTGAATACCCGACTATCCGGAGGAGCTATAACACATTCTGTATGAGTTATTGGTCTACTATAAACATAGTAGCTGTTGAATCCACCAGCGATAGCTTCCGGTGTTGTAATAATCACCGAATCCTTCCAGGGAATAGCTTTCAAACCAAAATAATTCAATAAGTTATCCACTACATTCAATGACGAACTCGGATCAAGCACCTCTACATCAGCATCATTATTCTCATCAAACCAGTTCCATTGTTGATGGTTAACAGAATCCAATGCTGTTTTGGTTTCACCGAAGAAACGGATAGTGTTGGATATGTACACCTTCTTATAGGTACCCAGGGAAGCAATCAGATTCAGGATGGTTTCCTTACCGTTACGAAGTAATGAATTTATATCGGATACATCACCTTTATACTGGTATTTCATATATTTCAATGAACTATAAGCATCCTGTGCATTTAAGGAGAAGCGGTCGAATATATGAGAGAACTCACCGTTCAATACATCCGGTGTAGCGAACCCAATCCATTCTGTAGTGTAACAGAAGGCATCCACCTGTTCTGGTGCGAAACCAACAGTCATCATAGCCTGACCTGTATCAATATACTGTTGATATAGACGAGCTCCTGTTTCCTGATTCAGATATGTACTACCATCTCGTACAACGTTGTTGTTCTTCTTCAACAGCATCACTATACACTTCTTACCGGTAGGATCATAGAAATCAAGATTGAAGTTGTTTTGGAGGAATGATACCTCTGCCGTAGACAACTTATGTGGAGAATGAAGGTCATCCTCGCTGTAGGTAACAATGAATGGATGATCTGTCATTGTCAGTTGTACCACTTTATCGGGATCCGGAACAACCTGTGGTCTTACATCACGGCCAACTATTATGGTTTTATAAGGATATGGACTATCAACACCATTCCATCCGGTGAGGATAACCACCTTATATTCCTGTCCTAATGGATCAACTGATTGGTCTAACGACCTGAATGTTCCATAGTAATACATTAATTATCTATTTATTTGCGTCTATCTGTGGTTCGATTGTAGTTACTTAACACACCAACCAATGTAGAACCACTGATCTTGAATGTTACATCTCCTCCGACATTGTTATTACCACCGATATTAAGATTGCCATCGAGTAACCTGAATAGATTTCTCTGCTGACGTGGATTAAGTATCATCTCTCCGGGATTGACTCTGGCGATATGCATATCTCCAAATTTACTACCTATGCCCTCAAAGATACCACCACCGGCGAACGATTGTGCCTTGGATTTAAATTGTGATACGGTAGCGAACATAGCCATAATCTCGGCAACTATAGATGCGATAGCTGGAATGTTACCAGGGAAAGGTACTTTAGCTGCTCCAGCGATACCTGCTGATAGAGCTTCTGCCTGTCTGGCAGAGACTAATGCAAGTACTTTTGGTATGACACTACCGATCTGCCCCATCAATGTAGCCATTGTCTTGAGGTTATGGCTTGCTACATCATCCTCTGTATTGGATAGTGCGAGGAATGCGTTTGCTATAGCATCAGCACTGGAAGCACCTATCTCACCCCATCCTTTATACGCATCCTCCATCTCCTTGATCTTCTTCTGAATCTTTTCAGAAGGGGTCATAGTAGCCTCATTAAGATGGTTTATAGACTCGGTTAACTCATCAATCTTACTACCATCAGCAGCCAACGAATCAAGCAATTTCTGTAACCCATCCAAATCACCCTTCTTTATCTTCATATCGATCTCGAAGTAGGTGTTCTCCATTTTTTCCTGGAGTTTCTGTATCTCCTCACTGATCTGTTGACGTTTGGTCTTAACATTTATATTGACATCACCATTTATCTTCTTGATGTCATCCTCAACAGTCTTAATATCCTTACGGATTTTATCACGTTCAGCATCAGTGGTAGCGTTAGAGAACTTCTCTTTCAGTTCCTTCAACCTGGCTTCCATTTTAGCGAGGGAGCCTTCCGGAAGTAGATCACTTGGATCGAACTTCATCTTCTTCAACTCATCTTCTGCGGCGTGTATCTGTTGGAGGATAGCGTGACGACCTTTTTCTCCACCATCTTCTGTAGCAAGGTTATAAGCATCGCGGAGATTCTTCAATCTCTTTTCGACTTCTGCTATAGAACCAGGGGGTAGTATCTCATCAGCTTTATCAGTAGTAGTTCTAGTCGATTTAGGTCCCTCCGCCTTATTCAAAGCCATATTAATACGCATTTCGATCATACGTTGAAATGCATTCTCCTGTTGTCTTTGATTCTGATTAGTCATCCAGTCATTGAGGAACTGTTGTCCGGCAGAACCTTCATCGGCAGGGTCGCCATAACGTTTCTGTAACTTCTGATATGCCTCCCATTCAGCTTTGGCTTTCGCTACATCGTACCAAACCTGGTTTTGTTTGTTGTACTCACTGGCTCTTTTCTCCGCTGCCTTATATGTAGCCTCCAGTTGTTTTACCTTGCTATTGAGCTTGTCGGTATCCATAACAAGTTCAGCCAAGTCATCAAGTTGGGAATCTGAAAATTCGAATTTGTATTCGTAAGGTTTTGTACCAAGTAACCAATTACCACCAGCAGAACCCGTTGATGTGGTATTTAGACGAACTGTATTCATCATTGATGTTCTCCTGGCCTCAACAACCTCCTGGTTGTTCTTATCCATCTCGGCGGCTAACCTACGCATATCATCCGCAGCTGATTTATCACCAGCCTTTAATCTACGGTATGCTTCCTCATAGTCTGCTTGAAGTTTGGAGTTCCTACCGGAGATCTGTGCTTGTAACGTAGCGAGATTATCCAAAGCATTGTATGCTTCGTGAGCTCGGGTAACGATATCACCTAAACCATTGAAGAAGTTACTGAAATCCATAGTGGATAATGAGTAAGCGAAATCACTTGCTGCGGTTTTCAATACCTGCATTGATTGCCCCCAACGGTCAGCCAGTTCAGCGTTCTGTCGCATTGCTGACTTGAAAGTACCAGTTGCTATGGTTACAAGACTTAATGCACCAGCGAATTTACTGAATGTTTTCCCCAGTTTATCTACACCGGCATCAGCCTTGTCGACCTCCTTCTTATAGTTATATACCTGTTTAGCAGAACGACCCAGCGCTTGGTCGTGTTGGGTGGTATCTGCTGTCAATTTAGTCTGATATACTGAACCAGCCATTGTTTACTCTTTATTTTGTTTCTCCAGCACACTAATAATATATGCCTCTGCTGCGTGTCTCTCCTCGTCCGTCATCCCTGGCTGTTGTGGTTCATCTGTCTGTTTCTCTTCCGATTCCCAAGGAAACCGTAGTATGTCAGTGAGTGATGGTTTATTCTTTGAGAACATTGCGATTGTTGAAAAAACCTTAAATCTCGATGCTTCCCAAAGGTTCTTATCAGTGTATTCCAGGTTTTGAAGTATCCATATACATTCATCTCTACTCATCTTATCCAGGAAGTAATCCACGCTTACTATCCTGTACTCAAAACACAGAATCCGGAAGAGTTCCTTAATCGTGAAAGGGTTGTGACTTTTCAGCCTCCTCACTGGGTTGCTCCTCTGACTTCACTACATCCTTCTTATTGGATTTGGTCATCCAGTCGATAAAATCATTCAACATATTGGGATTCTTATCCAACCAATCAAGAAACTCATCGAAATCAACGGCCAACTCTCGGTTACAAGCCATTACGTTGGCGAAGAAATAAATAAGAATATTCTTGATGCTGGTCAGAGTAAACGACTCTTTCGTAACCTCCTCGTAGATCATATGAGTGCGAAATGACTCATAAAGGTTAAAATCCTCAAATTTAGTTACTTGCTCTAATGTTTTGATACTTTCCATATTCCTCTTTTTATTTCTTTTATATAATAACAAACTGTTAGGATTTTATTAAGATACTAAAAAAGGAGTCCGATCGGACTCCCTTTCTTAATTAATCTTCACAACCAGTGGTGATTAAGGTTCAGGCTGTGTGTTAGCAACGCGTGTGATAGCACCAACGCCGGTGAATGTAACCGAGAAGGTAGCGTTCTCACCGTTAGGTGCATTCTCCTGAAGACTGGAGATAACGGCCTTACCCATCTTGGCACCTTGATAACCCGAGGCAACATTGTTCTTTGGTGTGTAATAGGCGGGAGCACCATCAGCCTGTTCCTCGATAGAGGTAGTGATGGATTTCATACCGAACACAAGGTCAACCTTGGTCTTGGCGATCATAAGATCGAAAAGGGTCTCGTAATCATCAGTCATAAGGTTTTCGGAAGTAATCTCCCAATTGATTTTCTGAACTTCCTGTGCACCGAACTCACCGTAGTCCTTCGAATTAACTTCTGTGGTCTCTCCGGTAAGATTGAAGGTGTGGGAAGTGGCGTGGGCAATGGATTTATAGGTGTCACCTTGCTTGAGGAACACCATTATATCAGTACCCTTCTGGATATTCTTTACTTGAGGTTTTGCCATAATGAATAAACGTTTATTTTCTATTTGAATAAATAATAAGAAATCCTACTTTCGTTTTTAATATCGCTGCTTTAGTGTAGTGTTGATGCTTATGGTTAATGTCTGTGTCCAGCCATCATCATAAGCCTGTTCACTTGCACCGATTAAAGTACATTCATACCTGTAATGGTTTGAATTGATGGTTTGTAATGCTTGACGGATAGCATCAACATACTGTAGACCACTTTGATAATCGGAAGTTATCACATTGATGGTGTAGTTTGTATCCAATTCATAACTACCATCCTTCGATTCACCAGGTGTTGCCCCTGTTCTGGTATACGTTGCGAACGGTAACGAAGTTCCTTGTGGTGCAAGGGAGGGGAATATGTTGGGTAACACTGTCTTAAGAGCATTAACCAAATCCTGTGTTATTTTGAAGAACTCAATCATTGTTTACGTTGATTTATTTTCTGTATCGAATCGGATATTCCTTTATCAATAACATCCTGCACTTGTGTTTCTGTAGAGTTAACTGCTTCGGAGAAGAAGAAGTTTGCCCTGATAGAACCACGATTATAACCCTTTCGGGTAAAACGCTGTACAGTACCGCCCTCAAAGAATATCAATCGATACGAACCAGAACCAGTTTTGCGGTTGGAGGTGATGGTGACATAACCGTATTGTTCTCCTTCTTTCTCGACAATTCTCGTACCACGAACACCCTGTTGTAAGGTATCATTGTACTTTGGATTGTGGTGGTTTGCTGCTCTACCCATCTTGGCACGCAGGCTTTGTCTACCAGCAGAACGAATAAGGTTTATTCCCTTTCGAATGCCATCTTTGAT